CACGCCTGCTCCATGCGCTCGTCATGGGCAGCGCGCCGGCGTGCCGCCACACCATCGAGCACCGCCAACGTTTCCCGCGCGGAAAGCTCCCACAGCAATGTGGGATGCTGGTCCGCCCGCACCCAGTCGCGAAGCAGCGCCAGCCAGTCTAGTTGGCCGGCGCTGCCTTCGTAGGGTGCTTTTCCTTTGCCTCCGGCTGGGCGCCGGCAAAGGCCTTGCCGATCGCCTCGCCCCAGAGCGGCAACTCGCTGATGTTCACGAGATCACCGACCTCGTCCCGGCTGAGCTTGTGGTGCTTGCGCAGCGCCGCCCAGAGGACAACCAGCACCGTCGCAACCTTTGGCTCCTCGCCCTGGATATCGTCGAGGATCGCCGACAGGCTACGCCCATCGAACTCGCCTTCGATTGCCGCACAGGCGCCGAGCGTGAAGGCCAGCGTGAACTCGCCGGCCTCGACTTTCACCGTGACTTCGCCATTGACCGGATTCGTCATCAGGCACCCGCCGGGATGGCGATGGGCAGGGACGTGGCGCTTGCCGAGCCGCCGGTATTGGTGGCGGTCACGGTGACGGTGATCTCGGTTGTCTCGTCGGCTTCAACGAGCGTGTAGGTCGCAGCCGTGGCGCCGCCGATGTTCACGCCGTCCCGCTTCCACTGGTAGGTGAAATCGGCGAACGGCGCCCACACACCGGGATAAGCGGTCAGCACGTCGCCGACGTCGGTGTCCTCGCCGGAGATCGCCGGCAGCACGCCGTTGACCGGCGACGTCGCGGTGTCCGTCGAAGTCGCGCCGGCCCGCTTGAAGGTCGCGGTGAAGGTCATGCGGTCATCGAGCGGGATCGCCTGGTTGTAGCCGCGGCGCACGATCGGGAAGGTCTTCCGAACGCCATTAGGCAACGTCACCCTGCCCACGTTCTTCTGTCCGCGCGCGGCGATGATGGCGAGGTCTGTGGCGGAGCCAGGAATGTAGTTGCCCTCTACGGTCATTTCTCCGGGCGTGGTCAGGCCGGGGATGTATTCGCGGGTGCGGTTGGGCGAGGTGTAGTGCGTGGCCTCCACCTCCTCGTCCTCATCCTCGCCGGGGTCGACGTTGATCACCTCGCCGAGGGCGACGAAGGTGGTGGGTGTGGCTTCGGCCGCCATCTCGAAGACGGTGCCATAGCCGATCATTGCCTCGGTATCGGGCATGTCAGTTCTCCAGTGCTGGATTGATGGTCAGGCGAGGCCGGACCAGATGCGGAAGTCCATGCTCCGGGTGAAGATGGCCGTCGGGCCATCCCCATCCGAACGCGAGCGGCCGGAGAGCCGGAAGGCCCCGCCGAACTTGAAACCGTCGTAGGTGCCGCGGTAGCCGCCGAGTCGTGCGTCGAGCGCGTCAGCGACCTCGCGGGCCGCCTCGGCTGATCCAGCCTGGCAATCGAACTGCACGCGGCTGTCGATCAGCCCGGACGGCCCGAGCAGGTGATAGTTCGGCACGTCTGAAACGAGGTGCATGACCACAGCCGGGCGAGCGACATTCTGCGGGAGCCGGTCCCAATGGATGCGGTTGCCGATCAGCACCGCGAGCGGCGCATGCGCGAGCAGCAGGTTGGCGAGAACGAGTTGCATCAGCCTGCCGCCTTCTTTGCTGCCCGGCGCTTCATCCGCGCCACCGCCTTGTCGATCTCGCCACCCAGCTCGGACTTGATGATGTCCAGCGCCTTGCCCTTCGTCTGTTCGAACGCCGGCCGCATGAACGGCTGTGGGCTGGAATGCGCGGTGCCGAACTCGACCAGGTGCGCATAGAAGATTTCAGCATCCGGCCCGACGTAGACTTCGGCGAAGCTGCCTTCCCCGCCAGCCGCACGGCGCGCATCACGCATCGCGGCAACGGCGTCCGCCTTCGACCCGCCCGCCTTCATCACGGCGGCAAACTCTTCCTTGCCCACTTCGTTCTTCAGCTTCGGCGAGACGAGGATCGATCGATGCAGATCCGGTGCGCCGGTGTTCGGGTCGTCTGGCGCCAGCGCTGCCCCGGCCTCCGCCATCGGCTGGCCCGCTTTCGTCAGCACGCGCTTCAGCACGTTGCGCGCCGTGGCCTTGCTGAGTTGCCCCAGATTGGCGTCCACTTCGCGCAGGCCGGAGACCGACACGCGGACGGGTTTCATGCGCGGTCGGCCCTTGCCGTGGCGCGGATCAGTAGGCCGTCACGGCGGCCGATCTCGGTCACCTCGGAAATGTCGTACTCGCGGCCGGCATAGGTCAGCCGGTCCTTCGGGTTGATGTCCTCGACGGTGGACGACCACCGGATTTCGAAGATGTCCGTCACCATCGCCCCAACCTGCATGGAGGCGAGTTGTTCGTTCGCCGAAGCGCGGCGCCACGAGGCCCACACGGTGTCCACATCCGTCCACGCTTCGGTCGGCTGGTTGTGGCTGTCGTAGGTGACGCTGAAGCGGCGCAGCGTGATGCGCCGGTCGAACCGCTCCGGCTTCATCAGACGCTCCAGACCTTCAGGGGTGAGACCAGCCAGTTGAGCGTCTGCCGGCGCTTGTCGGTGTCCTCATGGTCCAGCGTCATCCGGACATGGAGGATGATCGCGGTTTTCATCAGTGCGATGCGCGGGTCGTTCTCGTCCTCAATGCCGACGTCGTAGGCGACCGTCACAGCCTCCGGTCGCGACCAGGTGGCGGGCCAGCTTTCGTTGGGCAGACGCACGACCCGGCCGTCTGACAGGACGGCGTAAGTGCCATCACTCAGCGGCTGTTCTGCACCCTCGCCATCGAGATAGGTGATGGTGACGGGCTCGATGACCGGCCCGGCCGGTAGCTGCATGCTGTCGGCAAACCGGTCGAAGCGGACCTCGACCGTCTGCCGCGCAACACTGATCCCCACCCAGCCCTTCGGCCCGTCCAGTTCGGCCTGCGCGGCAAGGATCAGCATCTCGATGAGCTGATCCCGGTCGCTGCCGGACTCGCCGATCGCGGTCTTCGCCTCGTCGAGCGAAACGAGCGGTTCGGGCTGGGTGGTGACCGTGATGCGCATCGGCGCTTAGTCCACCAGAATGTGGAACGTGCCGGTCTTGACGTTGCCGCCCTGGGCAATGACGATCTTCACGCGGTCGTTGGCGAGCGCGATCTTCGTGCCCACACCCACACCGCCCAAGGCGTAGAGCAGTGCGGCACCGACCTGATCGTGCGTCGGCGCGCGGGGGTTCACCACTTCCGAGGCATTGATGTTGGTGTCCGTCCAGAGACCGACGCCAGTTGCTTCCGACGTGATGGTGAAGTCGACGCCATCGGCGAAATCCCCCTTCACGTAGTGGATGGAGCACAGTTCACCCGACAGGCGCGGAGTGTAGGCGGTCGCGGAGCCATCGGCGGCCGTGGTCACGGTAACTTTGTAGCGCTTCATGGCGACTACCTTTCTGCCGCAGCGCGGCGGTTAAGCGGTTCGGAGCGCTACGTGCGCTTCGATTTCCGCGAGCTGGCGGCCTTGTTCGCCGGAGCGGGTTCGGCCTTGTTGAGGGGTGGGTCTTCAGACTTAAGGGCCGGGGCAGCGCCGCCGGTCTCGCCGTTGCCGTCGTGGTCGCCCTTGCCGTCGAAGGCGGCGGGACCGACCAGTTCCAGCAGCTTGCCTTCAAGGGAGCCAAGCTCGTCCTTGGTGCCGACGCGCTCTTCGCCTTCCGCATACTCGCGGTCACCGACGTGCTCGCGGATGACCTTCCATTTGAACAACTGGGCCATGATGGCGATTCTCCTTTCGGCTCATGAGAAAGGCCGCCCGGAGGCGGCCCTTCATGATCAGCCGAGCGGCTTCGGTTACGCCGCGAGGGCGGTGTCGAAGTCGCCGTAGATGAACGCCTCGGGCCGGTAGACCGCGAGGGCGAGACGCTCTTCGGCGAGGATCGTCGAGAGGTTCTTGATGAAGTCGTCGTTAACGAACCCGGCCTCAATACGCGCATCCCAGCGGTCGAAGACCTGGGCGCCGAGCTTGAAGGCGCCGGTCAGGAACTTGCGCACCGTCATCGCCTGCGTCTCGACCACCGGCAGGCCCCACAGGGTCTTGTTGATGGTGCCCTGCGGGTTGCCGATGATGTAGCGGCCCTCGCCGTCCTTCAGGGTCTCGATGGAGGCCATGTCGATCGGGTTGAGGACGTGGCCGGTCGCCGGGTACTCGGCAAGGGTTGCCTGCAGCATCGCCAGACGGAGGACGTCGAGGATGTTGAGGTCGGCCAAGGCGATGGGGGCAGCGTACGCCGTCGCCTGCGGGATGATGCCGTTAAGGTTCTGGCCGGTGTTGTCGCCCTTGAGGAGCTGCGTTTCTTCGACCAGTTTCAGGCCGTAGATCAGCCGCTCGTCGATCATCGAACGAAGCTGGCTGATATCGCTCAGCACCTGACGGCTGGCCTTCATCCAGTGCGCGATGACCTTGGCCGACGTGGTGACCAGATCCAGCTTGATGTCGGACGACGGCTTCTCGGTGCCTTCGGCCACCGGCGCCGCACCGTTGGTGAAGCCGGTTTCCTTGACGTACTCCAGCGTGTTGCCGTCCATCCGGCCGGGCGAGATCAGGTCGCGGACATACAGCCGGCGCTGGGCCAGCGGGAGAATGCCCGGCAGGCGGGTCGTGTCGATGCCGTCACCGACCGAGCCAGCGGCGTCGGTGGTGAGCGAAGTGAGCGTCGCCTTGACCCGGAGGTCGATGCGGTCGCCGCTCGACATGCCGGCGTCGAGCTTGGCCTTGACGCGCTCGTCGGAGACGAACATTTCGCCGAGCGACTTGCGGACTTCCGGGTCACCGGCGCCGCCCTCGGCGATCTTCTGCTCGATCGTGGCGACCTGCTCCTTGAGACCGTTCAGCGCATTGAGCTTGGTCAGCGCGTCGTCGATCTTGTCCTTCTGCTCCTGGGTCAGCGTCTCGCCCGCCTTGGCCTTGCCGAGCGCGTCGGTCGCGATCTGCTTCACCTCGTCGAACTTCGTGTCGAAGCCCTTCTTCACCTCGGCAGCGAGCTGCTCGACGGTCATGGTGCCGCCACCGCCATCAGGCGGAGCGTAGGCGACGCGCGGGGCGCCAATGAAGTTGGTGGCCGGGAACGCTACAGTAGCGAGCGCCAGCCCACGGATCGCATTGAGCGACATGGTAATACCTCAGTGATGGGTTGCAGGGGTTTAGGCGCGAAGTGCCGCGAGGAACTTCAGCGCGTCATCCGCACCGTCGGGCTCCCCCCGAAGGTGCGGCGTTGCCTTGCCAGCGATTGCCGTGGCCAAGGCTTTCGAGAACCCTGCATCCCGCAGGAATTCTTCGAACTCACGGACGGTCGGGAGCTTCCCGGCGTCCAGAATGGATTTGACCGTCTCGACACGCGCACGCCGGTTGGCGGGGAACGAGACGATGGAGATTTCGAGCAGGTCGAGCTTCTTGAGCTGGCGGATGTTGCCGTCGGGCTCGGTCTCGATCTCGCGGTAGCCGATGGATAGCCCCTGCACGGCGCCGGCCTTGAGCAGGATCAGCGCCTCGTCAGCGGCCTTCACGCCGGTCAGCAACCGCCCCTTGCCCCACAGGCCCTTGCCGTCCTCGGCGAGGTCATCCCAGACGCCGATCGGGGACCAGCTATCGTGCTGCCACAGCATCAGCGGCTTGGTGCCTTCGCGCTTGTGCCGCGCGAGGCTTTCGGCAAACGCTCCAGGCATGACCTTTTCGCCATAGCTGTCCACGTTGCCGAAGATGGAGCCGTAGCCTTCGAAGGTGCCTTCGTCGGTCAGCGACTTGATCTGCAGCGCGAAGTCCTTCGTCGCGTGCGAAGGCTCGCCGCGCTTGAACTGCATAGCGGTGTTCATGGTCTACTCCTGCGGAGCCGGAAGCGCGGCGGGGGCCGGTTCCTGAGTGATGGGCACGTTCTGCGACTGCATGCGGGGCACGCCGCCGCCTTCGACGGGCGGCAGGTTCTCCAGCGCCCGAACCTCGTTGATGGTCATCCAGCCGTTGGTGAGGCCGGACTGGTAGAAGGACGAACGCTCGTCGCTGGCGCCGCGCAGCAGGCCCTCAAGGTTGAACTCGATGACGATGCCGGCCGCGCGATCCGCCGGGCTCAGAAGCTGCTTTTCGAGGGCCTGCTCGATGCGCTTCAGCCGGCGGCGTAGCGCGAATTTCACGAAGCCGAGGGTCTGCTCCTTGAGGCCGGTGCCCCAACTGCTCGACTTCTCGGTGTGCCCGATCATGTGCGGCGGCACGCCAAAGAAGCGCGCGATCTCCTCGACGCTGAAGCTGCGTGATTCGAGCATCTGCGCGTCTTCAGGGTTGATGCCGAGCTGCTCCCACTTCGTGCCGCCTTCCAGCACCAGGGGACGGCCAGCGTTCATGGCACCGATGAAGTCCTTGACGAGACGGTCGCGCACATCGGAGCGCTGCTCGTCCGTGAGGAATTTCTCAAAGGTCAGCACGCCGGAGGGACGCAGCCCGTTCTTGAACGTCCCGCGGGCCGAGCGGTCGATGTCGAGCGCCAGCCCGAAGGTGCGCGCCCCGAACGCCAGGGCCGACATGCCGCCCAGCGGATTGCCACCGAAGCCGCGGATATGCAGCACGTCGTCGCTGGTGAGATCGAACTCCTTGCCGTTCTCCGTCCAGCGATAGCCCAGCCGCCCGTTGCCGACGTTCCGCACCTGGGGCAACTGCGGCATGACCGGGATCAGCCCTACGATGCGATCCCCGCTCTTGATCTTGCGGGCGTAGCTGTTCCCCCAAAGCTCGACGCTCGCGCCGCAGAATTCCCAGAAGTCCAGCGCCGTCTGCAGGCTGTTCGGACTGTCGTGCAGGACGCGGTAGAGTGGATGGTCCCGATCGACATCACGCGCGCCCTCTGGGCCGGTGCGGTAGACCACCAGCGGCAGCGAGGCGATCGTCCCCGCAATCAGGTTCACGCATGCCCACACGGCGGAAAGACCAAGCACGTCCTCCGCGTCGGTCGATCCGGCCGACTCCGTGAAGGTCTCATCGCGCCAGAACTTCGGTTCCGTCAGCGACAGAGCGCGGGTCGTGTCCTTCCCGAGGAGCACGCCCGCCAGCATCTTCTGCAGTCGGTTCATGCCGATGCACCGAGGGAGGCGAGGTAGCCCTCAAGGCCTGCGTCTTCACTTTTGGGCACCGCGATGGCCGGCGCGATGGCGTTGATCGCAGCGTCTACACCGTCGATCTTGTTCGGGCTCATCGGGCTTTCCTTGATGGGCAGGATCGTCTCGTCGCGTCGGCGACTGACCACCGCGTTTGATGCCATCCACGTCATGACCGGGTTGCCGTCATGCCTGAAGCGCGACGGGCCGCTCTTGATGCGGGCAGCGAATTCCTTGGCCGGGTCGGTGACCGACGAGGCCTTCTTGTGCAGCACCTCGGCCAGAGCGGTCTCGCCGTCGCCGTGGTTCTCGTTCAACCGGCTCGCCATCGCCTGCGCCGCGGCGAACTGGTCGAAGGTGCAGCGCCGGACATTCAGGTTCTCGATCCACTCGACCACCTGCGCCTCGATGACGTTGTGGTCGATCCAGTCGCCGGGCGTGAGCACCAGGTGTTTCTGCTTTTCCCAGAGCCGGTATGGCGCCGGGCCTTTGCCCTGCGAGTGCACGGCGTCTTTCAACACCGCTTCGGGCAGGTAGAGTTTCGGCTTGATCAGCAGCCGGTCGTTCTCGTCGAAAGCCGCGAGCACCAGCGCCGCGATGTCGTCCTTGTCGGCGAGGTCGCCACCCACCCAGCATTCGAGGCCCTTGAAGTCGTCCCAGCTCAGCGAGGGGTCGGCGCACTGCTTCCACCTGTGCATCGGCAACCAGCGCGAAACGCCGTTCAGCCAGATGTTCAGGTTCTTGGTCTTGAAGTTGCCTTCGCTCGCCGGGGACGCCTGCGCCTCGGCCGCGCCTTCGCGCATATCCTTGAGGCTCGGCGTAACGCCCAGCATCGGGTTGGCCTTGATCCAGACCTTCTCGTCGTACGGATCGTCCGCCGGCCGCACCACGTTGCCGTCGTCGTCGAGTTCTTCCTCATCGAGCGTGAAGATGATGCCGAAGTAGTGGTCGGCTTCGAAGATGCCTTCCAGCACCTTGGTCAGATAGGTCCGCTGCTCGTAGCAGACGCCGTTGGTATCGAACCCCGCCGTGGTGATGATCCACAGCAGACGGTTGGACCGAGAGCCGCGCGCCGACTGGATGACGTCGAACAGCGAGCGATCGCGGTGGGCATGCAGCTCGTCGAGAACGCCGAGGTGCGGGTTATGCCCGTCCTGCGTCGAACCCTTCGAATTGATCGTCTGGATATAGCCAGCGTTCATCTCGCAGGTGATCGACTTCGCCCACGGCGTGAGACCGAAAGCCTCGCGAAGCTCCGGGGTCCGTCGCACCATTTCATGGGCGGGTTTGAAGACCTTCTGCGCCTGGGCGTTGGTGGTCGCGCCGATGATAACCTGCGCGCCCGGCTCGTTCTCGCAGCAGAGGCAGTACAGCGACACGCCTGCGGTCAGGGTCGACTTCGCACCCTTTCGCGCCATCTCGACATAGACGACGCTGAACCGCCGGCCGCCGTCCTCGTTGCGCCGCCACCCGAAGACGGTGGTGAGGATGAATATCTGCGGCGGCTCGAGGAAGATCGTGTCGGTCTTCCACTGGCCTTCGTAGTGCGGCAGCTTCTCGATGAAGTCGCAGACGTCATCCGCGTGCCAGCGGTCGAAGTGATAGCCCCACGACTTCGGCCGCTTAAGATCCTTCAGATGCCGTCGGCAGGCCAGCTTGACCCACTTGCAGGCGACGATCTTCCCAGCCACGACGTCACGCGCATACGCATCGGCGATGCCGGTGTAGTCTCGGGCGTGTTCCCACGCCTTAGCTGCGGCTGCCATTCCTCTTGAACGGGTTACCCGAACCGCCGGCGGACTTCACCTGCAGTCGGCTCTTTGCGCCGCCGATCCCGAAGAGCTCCTGCAGCTTCCTCACTTCGGCCAGCGCAGTGATCGCGGGCGCCTCGCCTTTCCTGAAGCACTGCACGATGAGCGCCTGCAGCGCGCAGTAGTTGGCGAAGGCGGTCGTGTCCTTCTCCGTCACCAGCCGGTTGGCGGTCACCCGCCCCAAGTCCTCAAGCCAGATTTCCTGTGCCTCGGCCGACAGCCAGTCCGGCATCTGCGGCATGGCGTTTGGCTCGATGATCTCGATCGTATTGGCGTCACGCACCGGCTGGAACGTCCCGCGGGCGCGCTTCTCCGATGGCAATTGCCGCTTGGGGCCGCGCTGCATTGGACGGTCTTTCGGGATTTATCTCGGTTTGGGTTCTAATCTGCACGCGGGAATTTTTGCTTGGCCTCGCCGGTCAGGAGTT